GCACAAGAAATGTATTATTTGATAGAACCAGAGGTAGAATCAGTAATTAATAAGGATAAATGTTGGAAAGGTCTGTGTTATGCAGTATTTGGAGTCGCAACGGTTAGCATGCTAGGAGTAGCAGCAGTAGGTGTTTATAAATTGATTAAGTCTATTATTCAAATGTTTATTAGTGGCGTTAAGGCCGCTTTTCAAGGACAAGCATATGATAGTACGCCTAGGCATAAGAGCAAACCAGTTGGAGTCGTTCTTCAGAATGATGAAGATAAACTACGTAAATTGCGACGAAATATACGAGTTATTCGTATCGTAGATATTGAAGATGAGTCAATTATGTGTTCTATGTATTGCCTAACTTTTGAAAGTAAGTTTATAATAGTAAATCGACATTTTATTGATTCATGGCGTAGAAAACGGAGTTCAGGGATGAATGTTAATATCGAAATCGAGTTGGTAACTAGTACTGGCGATACTTTGCGAATGGAAAAAGTTGCGATAAATGAAGCTATGATTAAAGATATTAAGAATGACCAAGGAACGTCATGTGATCTATGTTTGGTTTATTTGTCTAATGCCAATATTAATGGAGCAGGGAAAATAAGTCAATTTATACCTACACGTAATGAATTTGTCCAAATGTTAAGAGGTAAAGATATTGAATCCACAATTATAGGTAATGAAAAACAAGATGATATAGACGTAGTTACAAAGATGCGCTATGAATTAGTCACAGCAGATGGTGATGACATGACAATGATTCTTAGTACATTTTGTGATAATATAACTAAAAGTGGAGATTGTGGTAGGCCGTATTATTTTAATAATAACGTGTCTAAGCCTCTATATGCTCTGCATTCGGCTTTAGCCAATGGTACACGACGTGCAGGAGCAACACCACTTATATTAGATGATATTATGGAGGCATATAATACATTTAAGTCTAGTGAATTACCCATAGAAGAGGAAATTAATTTTCAATGCAATGGGAAAGTTAGTAAATATTGGAACACTCCCATTGAAAATTTGGGAGAAGTTAGTGTTAATGGTATTAAGTTAAATACTGTAATGATTGATAAGACAGATAAAAGAAAATGGTTAGAACATGATGAGTGGCCTAATAAATATGCACCTTCTTATAAGGGAATTACAGATGATTTTCATGCAATGTATTCCAATGCACAAAAATGTATTCCAAAGTTCACACACGTTGTTGAACCGCGCATGCATGAATTGTGTGTACAGCAATACATACAACAATTTCCACAAGAAAGGGATAGGCATTTATTGACTGAATTCGAAATTATCAATGGATATGATACTATGAATAGGCTAGTGATGAGCACATCTAGTGGTATCTTATCGAAATGGTTCAGTAATGGTAAATACGATTTTTTCGATAAAATTGATGATGTTAACTATGATTTTTCAGACAAAGCAAAAACTTTTATTATTCCTATACATGGTCAAACATTTGTTAAAAGATTGTCAGATTTGGAAGATAATCTTAAACTTGGCATTGTTAAAAATAGCCCATTATGGGTTGCAACTATAAAAGATGAATTACGGAAAATTGAAAAGGTCAAACAAGGTAAAACACGGATATTTGAACAACCATCGTTGGAGTATACTATGTTAGTGCGTAAGTATTTTGGTAGTTTTCTTAATTATATTAGGAAAAACCCTGGATTTGTTACTCATAGTGCAATTGGAATTGACTATGAGGCACAATGGAAAAGTATTTTTGATTATTTACGTAGTAAAGGCAAGTATGGATTCGATGTTGACTATACAAATTACGATGGTAGTGTGTCACCACAAGCGTTTGAGTTTTACCGTAGAATTACAGATGAATATTACGGTGATAGATGTCCAGTTAGACACGGACTATTATATATATTGCAAAATTCATATGTATTGGTTGGATTTAACTTGATGAAAACAGAATTAGGTAACAAGTCAGGTAACCCTATGACTGATGTTTTTAATTCAATAACAAATGTGTATATTTTATATGCAAGTTATTTGAATGGACGTATATCAGCTGGATTGAGTCCAGATTTTACTGATTTTCATCGTGATGTAGCATTGTTGACTTATGGAGATGATGTTATTATATCAGCAGATTGCAATACACTAAAATATTTTAATCGACAGAGTGTATCTGAAACTACAACAAAATTAGGCTTTATAGCCACATCCGCAGATAAAAGCGGGAACTTACAAAAGTTCGAAAACTTATTAGAATTACAATTTCTCAAATCGAAATTTGTACCTCTAGATTGGTGTGTATTAGCGCCCAAACCAATCGAAATAGCTATTCGTGAATTGCAATTTATTAGCAAACAAAATAAGGGAGATAAACGAATTAAAAAAGATTTATTTGAGAATGCGATGCGTTTTGCGGCGCATTCCGGAAAGAGTGAAATAGAAAAATTACAACGACAGTGTGCCGATAGAGGCCACAATTTGCGATTTGATTTTGAAGATTTTATTCAAGATATAATTGATAAACAGCGGGTCTGTGGTGTACAGACTCCTACAATATACTAGTATGATAGCGTATTGAATGAGAAAG